GGATGTTTGGAATTTATACAGCATTAAGAGTTTCAGATATCCTGAAAATGCGAGTCAGAGATGTGAAAGACAAAGATTATGTTGTGATGCGAGAACAAAAGACAAAGAATGAGAAAAAGTTTATCATTAATAAGAAGCTCCGCAAGGCGATAGATCATTACATAAAAGGAAAAGAAGATTATGAACTCTTATTTAAAAGCAGGCAGGGTGGAGAAAAGGCGATAAGCAGACAACAAGCTTATAATATTATTAAGCAGGCGGCAGCACATTTTAATATATATAATGTGGGGACTCATACGATGCGCAAGACGTTCGGCTATCACATGTATATGAAAACGAAAGATGGGATGCTTCTTATGAAGATATTTAACCATTCGGATATACATATCACGCTGCGGTATATAGGAGTAGAACAGGACACAATCAATAAGGCAATGGCTGCTTTTGATTTAGTTTATTAGTTTGACATAATAGGAGCATGTAAAACTCGATGCTTAAAATTTCATTTTTATATATAAGAAGAAACAGGTACACAGTTTAGTTTACAAAATATTAGATATGTCAAAGTGAGAAGGGACGAGAACTATGAGAATAAATCGTAAGAAATTAATTGATGCAATGAAAGAGAAGAATATAAATCACAGAGAATTGGCAGAGCTTGCAGGGGTTACAAAGATGACGGTGCATAACGTAAAGCGTGGACATAACTGTTCTTCTCACACTGGAGAATGTATTGCAAAGGCTCTGGGTGTTCCAGTAGAAAAACTTATTGAAAAATAAAATAAAAAATAAGGAAATGTTGACCAATGTTGTTTTTAGATGTGCTATCTTTATAACGAGCAAAAGCTCAGATACCCCATTACAACCCCAATGGGCTATTGGTAAAAACTTCTCCAGTGTACAGGCAATCGGTAATTCGGTTGCCTAATTATTTTTCATGGAGGATATATGTTTGATTATTATGGGAGTAAATGGAAGAAAAAGAGAAAACACATTTTAAAACTGGACGGATATAAATGCAGAGTGGCCAAAATGTATGGAAAGACAGAGGCAGCTAATACAGTGCATCATATATATCCAGCAGATGAATATCCGGAATATGCATGGTGTGATTGGAATCTTATCAGTGTATCACAGGCAAGTCATAACAAACTAGAAAACAGGACGACTGGAGAGCTGACAAAGCTTGGCCAGTCACTTCAGGATATGACTGTTCCAGGAAAAAATTGGAGAGCCAGAAAATAGTGTGTCAGAAAATCCCCCCCCCTGCAAGAAAAAAAGAAAAAATTTGTTTTCTACTGGTGGGGGTTAGGTGTTTCCAAATGCGCGAAATTTCAAAAATTCCAAAAAAGGAGAAAGGAGGCGGCAAAATGGCAAGGGCGATAAAGGCACAAACATTTGAAAAAAAATTGACGGATAGTATGAAGAAAATGGGAACGTACAGAGAAGAATATGCTGAGACAATTCGCATCTGTGCAGAGCTTTTATCCGAACGAGAAAGTATCAAAAAGATGCTGAAAAGTGACGATTACGTTAAGCGAACCCCGGGTGTTATTACACTGGAAAGATTGAGAAGTGACATAGCAAAATATTTGGATATGCTGTGCCTGAATCCTAAGATCTTTGAAAAAACAACAATCAAAGAGAAACCTAAGTTATCAAAATTAGATGCCGCACTTAGTAAGATAGCAGATGGCTGAGTCTAAACTATTTAAAGAAGTCAAAAAATATGCAAGAGATATCGTATCAGGAGAGATAATAGCGAATGAGGATAGAGTACTTGCAGCTAAAAGATTTTTAAAAGATTTGGATAATACTGCTTATGAAATGCGCACACGGGATGCTGATTTTGTTATAAAAATTATCGAAGCTACTTTCGTACACATAAAAGGTCCAGCGAGAGGAAAAGCTTTTTTGTTAGAACCATGGGAAAAATTTATTTGTTATAATGTTGCAGGTTTTTATATTGCAGGGACAGAAGAACGCCGTTTTAAAGAGGCGTTTATTTTTTTACCGCGAAAAAACAGTAAAACTTTTTTTGCTTCTGCGTTGGCCTGGGCATTGTCTCTTTTAGAACGACAGTATTTTTCAGTGCTATATATTATTGCTACAAAACTCGATAGGGCAATGGAAGCTTTTGAAAATATCCGTGAAAATATTGAGTACATGGGCGAAAGCAAGAATTTCAAAATATTGAATAACAATGCGGAACATTCAATCAGTCGAACATTTTATGATGAGAATGAAAATAAAAGTGGAGCATTGAGAATACAGGCACTTGCAGCAGATGCAAAGCGAGCAGATGGACTTAATGCGAACATTATTATTCTTGATGAGATGCACGCTTATAAAAATGCAAATGAATATTATGTTTATAAACAGGCAATGAAGGCTTATGTAAATAAATTGCTTATAGGTATAACAACAGCTGGAAGTGATATGAATTCTTTTTGTTACCAGCGTCTTCAGTATTGCAAAGAAGTAATGCGGGGAACAAAAGTGGACGAAGAATATTTTATATTTATATGTCAGGCAGATAACCCAGACGACTATACAAACCCGGTTGAACATGAAAAGGCAAATCCTAATTATGGAGTAACCATCAGAGAAAAAGATATTCTGAATGAAGCTCTTCAGGCACAGAATGATCCAACAGGAAGAGACGAGTTTTTAAATAAATCACTTAACATCTATACAAATGCACTTAATACATATTTTGATATTTTTCAAGCCCAGGAAAGTGATAAGCAATTTAGCTGGACGTTAGAAGAACTGGCACATTTGCCAATTAAATGGTATGGGGGTGCAGACTTGTCAAAGATGTACGATCTTACCGGAACAGCGCTTCATGGTAGATACAAAAATACAGATATTTGTATTTCACACGGCTTTATGCCAGTAACTGCAGCACATCTTAAAGCAGAAGAAGACCAGATTCCGTTCTTCTGGTGGGAGGAACAAGATTGGCTTACTCTTTGCAATTCGGATGTCATTGAGTATGAAGATGTACTGAAGTGGTTTCTTCAAATGCGAAAGATAGGATTTGACATTAAATGGGTTGGATATGACCGGCGTTATTCAAGAGAATTTGTGTTGAAAATGAAAAAATCCGGGTTTAAAATGCGAGATCAGTCGCAAAGGTATGTTGAAAAAACGGAAGCTTTTCGGGAAATAGAAAAGAAACTGAAAAAAGGAGAATTTTATTATCTTCACAATAAAGCGTTTGAGTATTGCTTATCAAATGTGAAAGCGATTGAAGATTCCGATGAATTTGTAAGATTTGAAAAGGTGCAGCCGACATACAGAATTGATTTATTTGATGCGGATGTAATTGCATGTAAACAAATGTTGATTGACCTTGAAAAAACACAGAAACAAGGAAAATGGTTTGGATAAGAGAGGAAATGATAGCATGGGGAAAAAGAAGAAAAAACAGGTGAGAGCAGAGCCGGATAAAAAAAATATATCATGGCTTTGTTCTTCAGATGCTTTTGATATATTGTGCGGTGGTTCATATACAAGGCTGATTGATAATCCGGAGATTGTGGCAGCAGTGAATAAAATCTGTAATCTGATTTCCAGTATGACAATACATCTGATGGAAAACACAGATGCAGGAGATAAGCGGTTGAAAAATGAATTATCCAGGAAGATAGATATTACTCCGAATCGTTTTATGACAAGGAAAACTTTTATTTCTGCCTTGGTAAGGGAAATATTGCTTGAAGGAGATGGAAATGCAGTTGTTTATGCGGAAACAACACAGGGATATTTAAAAGATTTGCAATTGATTCCGGCAGGACATTTTTCTTTTGTACCTGATGGCTACGGTTATCTGATTCGAATAGATGGAGAACCATATACGCCGGATGAATTATTACATTTTGTTATTAACCCATCTCCGGATTATCCGTGGAAAGGCTGCGGATATCGCACAGCACTAAAAGATATTGCTAACAATCTGAAACAGGCCACAGCAACAAAAAAGGGATTTATGGAAAGTAAATGGAAACCATCCGTTATTGTAAAAGTGGATTCTATGAGTGATGAACTTTCTTCTCCGGAAGGAAGAAAAAAGATTTTGAATGACTATGTTGCGAATACAGACGCAGGCGAACCCTGGGTTATTCCGGCGGATGCATTTGATGTTGAAGTTGTAAAACCTCTATCGTTAACAGACTTAGCATTATCAGATGCAGTCATGCTTGATAAGAAAACAATAGCAGCAATTTTAGATGTTCCTGCCTTTGTCGTTGGTGCTGGCGAATTTGATTCTGAAGAATGGAACAACTTTATCAATACGAGAATCCGTCCATTGTGTAATGCCTTGGAGCAGGAACTCACTAAGAAGTTGTTAATAAATCCAGATTGGTATTTCCGCTTTAATGTCAGATCTTTGTATGCATATGATATTACGACATTGTCTAATGTAGGTGCAAATTTATATACAAGGGGCATTATGACAGGAAATGAAGTGAGAGATGCGATTGGATATTCTCCAATGGAAGGTCTTGATGAGTTAGTGATATTAGAAAACTACATTCCACAAGGAATGATTGGAGATCAGAAAAAATTGAAGGGAGGTAAAGAAGGTGAAGAGGAATAGACAGGCCAGAAGCATACCACTTCAGTTTAAGACCAGAAGTGAGGAAGATGGAGAAAAATATATATCCGGGTACTTTGCTGTATTTAATTCAAATTATGAAATGTGGGAATGGGCAACAGAAAGCGTAGATGTACATGCTTTTGATAATACACTTCAGGATGATATCAGATGTCTGATTGATCACGATACACATCTTGTTCTTGGAAGAACTAAATCGGGAACATTAACATTAAAAGTTGATGAAAAAGGATTATGGGGAGAAGTCAAGATTAATCAAGCGGATCAGGATGCAGTAAATCTGTATGAGCGTGTCAAACGAGGAGATGTGGATCAATGCTCATTTGGGTTTGATATTTTGTCAGAAGAATTTACAGAGAATGGAAGAGATGTTCACTGGACGATAAAAGAAGCAAAACTCTATGAGGTTTCAATTTGCACGTTCCCTGCATATGAGGAAACAGAAGTAAGTGCAAGAAAAAATGATTATGGAAATATTAAAAAAAGAAATGTGGAGATGTGGAAGAAACAGACATTAAAAAAGCTGAAAGGAGAAAAATAAATGGCTTTAAAAAAATTATTATTGAGAAGTAAACTGGATGCAAAGAAAAAAAGCTTAGATGCACTGCGAACGAAGGATGAAGAATTTTCAGTTAGAGAAAAAGAAATTGAAAGTGCTATTAATGAGATGGATGAAAATACATCGGCGGAAGACAGAGTAGCGGTAGAAGAGGAAGCGGAAAAATTTCAGCAGGATAAAGATGAGCATGAAGATACAAAGAAAAAACTCGAAGAAGAGATTACAGGCATTGAGAGAGAACTTGAAGAAGAAGAAAAGAAGGATCCTAAGCCTGCTCCAGAAAAGAATGAGCCAGCAGAAAGAAAGAAAGGAAATGGAATGACAGTGAGAACAAAGTTTTTTGGTTTGACAAGAGAAGAAAGAGATCAGATGCTGACAAGGGAAGATGTGAAAGAATTTCTCAGTAAAGTCAGAACATGTATCAAAGAAAAAAGAGCTATTACAAATGCTGGATTGACAATTCCGGATATTGTACTGCCACTTATTAAGCAGGTTGCAACAGAAGAAAGTAAATTAGTGAAATATGTATCTGTTCGTCCGGTGTCAGGAACAAGCCGACAGAACATTATGGGAGAAATCCCGGAAGCAATCTGGGATGAGATGTACTCAGCTGTAAAGGAATTAGATCTTGCTTTTTACAACATGGAAATGGACGGATATAAAGTAAGTGGATACTTTGCAATTGCTAATGCAATCCTGGAGGATAATGACGTGAACCTTGCAACTGAATTAATCTCTGCAATCGGAAAAGCGATTGGAAAAGCATTAGATAAAGCGATTCTATACGGGAAGAATGTAAAAATGCCGATGGGAATTGTTACATCTCTTTTATTAGCAGAAGCTCCGGCAGGATATCCAGAGACGGGAAGAAAATGGGAAGATTTAAGTACCTCACATGTGATTACAGGAACGAACGCTACAGGAACAAAACTGTTCCAGGACATCACAAAGACTACGGGAGTGATTGATAATGATTATGCAACAGAAAACATTGTATGGGTAATGAATAAAAAAACACATACAAAACTTATTGCTGAAGGAATTGGAGTAAATTCTGCGGCTGCAATTGTGGCAGGCGGTGCACAGTCAACTATGCCAATTGTTGGAGGCAATATCGAAGAGCTGAAATTTATTCCGGATAATACAATAATCTTTGGCTATTTTGAGAATTATGTTTTGGCGGAGAGAGCAGGCACGGTAATCGGACAGTCAGAACATGTTAGATTTATTGAAGATCAGACGGTATTCAAAGGCACAGCACGTTATGATGGAGATTTGGCAATAAGAGAAGCATTTGCTGTATATGGTGTGGGAGGTGCACCTGTCACAGAAGCACCAAAATTTGCAGGAGAAGCATAAAAAGCGGGTAGGTATATTGGATGGAAAAAGAGTATAAACTTATGCTGCTAAAAAAAGATCTGCAGATGACAACAAAAGCGAATGATGAATATTTAGACTTTTTGTTATCAAAAGCAAAAGAACTAATGGAGAGAGAAGGGATTCGCGAAGAGGATACGAACGAATATGCAGGTATCCAAATTGATTATGCTGCATATCTTTTCAGAAAAAGGGCATCGGCACAGACTGCGATGCCCCGTTTCTTGCGTTGGGAAATGAATAATTTGTTGATATCACAGAAAGCAAGGCAAAAATGACATTTGATGATGGTGTTTTAAAAATTTATAAAGTGATAAATATTGCAGAAACAGGAATGAAACCAAAGTATGCTTTGAAGTTGAAGAGCAAACATTGCTTTGGATTTGAGACTGTCGGAATATCGAGATATTATACAGCATTACAGGCGAATGTACAGGTGTCGGACGTTGTGCATATATGGGAAGACAGAAAAATTACAAGTATGGATATATGTATCCTGGAAGACGGACTGCAATATAAATGTGCATTTGTGCAACATGTGATGGATGACGGTCTTAAAATCACAAGAATCACTTTAGAACGGTTGAAAGAAGATTATGGAATTCTCTAAAATTTATATGGTTCGAGATGCTTTGAAACGGGTGATGGATGATGTATTCCACTACGAAGCATACGAGAAAAAGAATAAGTATATAGTCTGGCAGGAAGAGACAGAAGCGAATTCTCATGTGGCAGATAATAAAAAGGATATACAGGTCCTGCAGGGGAGTATTGATTATTTCACAAAAGAAGATGTGGATGAAAATGTGGATAAGATTCAAGTTTCACTGGAAACAATGGGGATATCTTTTCGTTTGAATTCTGTTCAACATGAAGAAGAAACAGGTTATATACATTTTGAATGGATTTGGGAGGTAAGCTGAAATGGCTAAAATGTCTGTACAGGGACTGGATGAATATGCATTAAGATTATCGAATCTCAGTAAAAATACAGAACAGATAGTAAGACAGGCAGTATATGAAGGTGCAGGAGTTGTTGCGGACAGTATAAAAAGCGGATTGAGGCAAATACCTGTAGATAATGGACGAGGTACAGAGGACAGAAAACTTCATGGAGTAACGAACAGACAAAAAGCAGATTTAATAGATGCATTTGGATTGGCACCTATTGAGAATAGAGATGATTATATTCAGACAAAAGCTGGATTTTCCGGATATGGAAAAACAAAGTCTAAGAAATATCCAAATGGTTTACCGAATGCCTTGCTGATGCGTTCGGTAGAAAGTGGAACATCGTTCAGGCAAAAGACACCTGTAGTTCGAAAAGCAGTAAATAGAAGCAGAAAAGCAGCAGTACAGGCTATGGGAGATAAGATTGACGAACTCTGTAAAGAAGATATGAGATAAGGAGGAATATTATGGCTATAAAAGGATTATCAAAACCGGTTTGTGCAAACTATACAGCAGTAGGAAATGCAGTAACATACTCAGATGCTTATGCGGCGGACAAAGCTGTAGAATATTCGTTTGAAGCAGATGTTGCAGAAGATAAAGATCTTTATGCGGATAACCAAGTGGCGGAAACAGCAGCAGGAAGATTTGTGTCAGGAAAGTTAACCCTGAAAACAGCAGATCTTGCCCCAGAACTTTCGAAGAAAATTTTAGGATTGAAAACAGTAACCAGACAAGTTGGAGAGGAAACGGTAACAGAAGTTGTCTATGATGATGATCAGGTAGCTCCATATCTTGGATTTGGAATCATTGAGGAACATCAGATTGATAATAAGACAGGATATTTACCGGTTGTTTTCCCAAAGATCCGTTTTTCCATTCCGGCAGATGCTGCAACAACTAGAGGAGATGAAGTGAATTGGCAGACAAAAGAAATCTCAGGAACTGTCGTACGATCAGATCAGGTAGATGACAACTATAATCATCCATGGAAAATTACGCCACAGAAAATGTATGACACAGAAGCAGAAGCATTAAAGTATAATAATGCAGTTTTAGGAACGAGAGGTTAACGGGAGGCGTTTATGAAAAGACTTACATACATTGAAATTGTCGGTAAAATTTATCCTATGAGTTTTTCGTTAATGGCAACAAAAAAGATAGCACAGAAATATGGAAGCGTTAAGGACTTTCTTAAAAATATAAATACAGAAGGATCGGAAGAAAAGACAATTTCGGTAATCTCAGAGGTATTAGAATTACTTATATCACAGGGCTGTGCTTATAAAAATTATTTTGAAAAAGATGTTCCAGCACCAGATAATGCACCAATAATTGACGGAAAATGGACTCCGTTGCCTAAGGAAGCGTTAGAAATTGCTCTGGGGATTTCTGATCTGGCTATTGCGGCGGATAAGATTGCAGAGTGCATGAATGAAGGAGAGCAAAAGGAAGTTGAAGGAAAAGAGAATAAGTCAAAAAACGTAGAAGCCGGGCAGGAGTAAAAACTTCTGCCTGGCTTGATTTATATGCAAGAAAAATAGGAATACCAGCGAAAGAGTACCTTGTCATGCCGATAGGAGAATTGAGTGATTTAATTGATTTATACTTGGCAAGTGAAGGACTGCAGGAACTCAGGATAGCAATAAATAGCGGTGATTATATTCCGGATTTGAGGTGAGATTATGGCGTATGATATTGGCCCACGAATAGGCATTAAAGGAGAGAAAGAATTTAATAATTCAATTAAGTCTATCAATAATAGCTTAAAAGAGTGTGGTTCCGAGATGAACGCTTTAACAGCAAAATTTGCCGGGAACGAGAAGAGTCAGCAGGCACTTATTGCAAAGTCTGAAGTTATGCAGAAACAGTATGATGCTCAAAAGACGAAAGCGGAACTTTATGAGAAGGAACTTGTAAAACAAACTGCAAGATTAAAGGAACTTGCATCAGAGGTTCAAAATGCAACAGAAAAAACAGGAAAATCTTCTGCCGAAACTGCAAAAGCTGAAAATGCATTTAATAAGCAAGCCGAAACGGTATCAAAGCTGAAAGTTGCATTGAACGAAACAAGTGCATACATGAACAAACTTGAAAAGTCTATTAATGATAATACAACGGCACTTTCCGAGATGGAAAATGGGACAAGAGACGCAGAGACAGGATTATCAAAGGTAGATAAAGCAACAGAATCAACCGGAGAGAAACTGGATGAAATGTCGAAAAAAATTTCTGAAGGGAATTTGGTTGATGCAACAGAAAAGCTATCAGGTGTAAGTGATAAGATTAAGGATTTAGGAAGTAAAGCAGTAGATTCATTTACGAATATGGAAGATGCGGCCGCTAAAGTAAACAGTCGCTTGGGGGATACAGGCGAGGAAGCTACCAAGAACGCAAAAATAATAAAAAATGTTTATGAAAGTGGCGTTGGAGATTCTATGGACACGGTGGCTCAGGCAATAATAACGGTTAAGGATAATATCAAAGACTTAAATGAAACAGAATTAACTGATATAACATCACAATCAATTACACTTGAAGAAACTTATGAAATGGACATGTCTGAATCTATTCGAGGAGTGTCACAGCTCATGAAGCAATTTGGACTTACTTCTGATGAAGCGATGGATTACATTGTAGCAGGAGCTCAGAATGGTTTAAATAAGACGGATGAATTAGGAGATAATATAGCAGAATATTCGCCAAAATTTAAACAGGCAGGCTATACTGCAAAAGATTATTTCGAACTTCTACAAAATGGAAGTGAGGGTGGCTCTTACAATCTTGATAAAGTAAATGATGCGATCAATGAGGTGACTAATAGATTAGGTGATGGAACAATAGAAGATTCTATCGGTTCTTTCTCTTCGAAAACACAGCAGCTATTTAGAGACTGGCAGGATGGACGAGCTTCGCAGAAAGATGTTATTGATTCTATCGTGTCGGATATAAAAAACTGCAAGAATCAGCAAGAAAAATTGAATCTGGCTACTACTGCCTTTGGAACTCTTGCAGAGGACGGAGGTGTAGAGTTTATTGAGTCATTAACCTCTGTAGGAAATACCTATGATGATGTAGGCGGGAAAGCAAAGAAAATGTCTGAGGACACAACAACTTCATCCACCAAGATGAAAGCGGCATTAAGAAAAGTGGAAGATGCATTGGCTCCGATGGGAGGAGCAATCGCAGGAATTATAACTGGTGTGACACCAGCAGTGGGAGCATTAGCTTCAGGAATAGAAAGCTTTTCAAAACTTCCTAAGCCATTACAGACAATTATAATAGCTATAGCAGGAGTGATAGCAGCAATTGGAAAGATTGCCCCGGTATTGGCAGCATTGAAAGCGGTAGGAATTGTGTCAGCAATAACCAGTGTAGCTCCGGCAATAGGTGGAGCATTATTAGCAGCGGCACCAGTCGTTGGTGTGGTAGCAGGAATTGTGGCCGCAATAGTAGCGGTGGTTGCTGTAATAGAAAATTGGGACAAAATAACGTCGGCGGTAAAAGATACTGTAAAAAATGCAACAGAAGTAATAGGAGATAAATTTAATGGTCTAAAAGAAAAAGTAGGCGAAAAAATAGAAGCAATAAAAGGATTCTTTGGAGATTTGAAAGAAAAAACCGGAGATCTAAAAGAGCAAGTAGGAACTAAAATAGGAGAAATGAAAGACGACTTTTCAACAAAAATAGAAGGAATGAAAAGTGCAGCTTCAGAGAAATTTGAACATATAAAACAGATTATAGCACAGAAGCAAGAAGAGAATAATATAGCATCTAAAAAGAAACTTGCAGACATGACGCAAGCATATAAAGATGCTGGAGGCGGAATTAAAGGGCTGGTAGCAGCCTATGGAACAGGGGTGAAAGACGAATTTAACACTTGTTATACAAAGATTAATCAACTGACAGGTGGGAAATTAGATGAGATTAAAAATAAGTTCAGCAATAAGCTTTCCAATACAAAAAGTGCAGTAGCAGATAAACTTTCCGATATTAAGGGAAAATTTGATTCGTTGAAGTTGAAATTTCCATCTATTAGTATACCTAAAATAAAACTTCCACATTTTTCAATAAGTGGAGGTTTCTCTTTAGACCCAATAGGAGTACCAAGCATATCCGTTTCCTGGTATAAGAAAGGTGGCATTTTATCTGGAGCACAATTATTTGGCAGAATGGGAAACTCCTTTCTTGGAGGAGGAGAGGCTGGAAAAGAAGCAGTGCTTCCATTAGATAGTTTTTATGAAAATTTAGAAAATATAATGGAAAGAGCATTAAAAACACTCTTTTTGGATTATAGTAATATTTCTGTTCCGCAGCCAGTCACTTATGTAAAAGTGTATGTTGGCAATGAAGAGTTTCGTGATTATATTGTTGAAACATCAGAACAGGGATTTACAGAAAAATTAGATGCAAGGAATAAGATGAAAGGATGGTAGGATGCAAGAGTATGACATGGAATATGCTGGTATAAAAGCAAAAGATATTGGGTGCTATGTCATGCAGCGTCCAGATATACCAGCAGGTAAAAAAAACTATACCGTCATAGAGATTCCTGGAAAAGATGGTTCTCTTTATATTGATGACGGAACGGTATCAGATATAGAAATTTCGATTGAACTTAATTTTATGACATTACCTCAGCAGTGGTCTGAAAGATACAGAGATATAAAGAGCTGGCTACTTAGTCCGTTGGGAATATTGAGATTTACAGACGATGAAGGATATTTTTATAAAGTTAAGAAGGTAGAGATAAGCGATGTAAAGAGAAAAAATAGAGAAATAGGAACAATAACCGCTATATTTACATGTAGCGGTTATATCTATAGAGAAGATGGATTAAAAGAATATGAGATAGAAGATGTACTGCAAAATAACTATGCATTAGCACATCCGACGTATATTATATCCGGAAATAATAATGCAACACTGACAGTCAACGGAAATAAATTTTATGTAAATGTAGGACAAAACTGTCGGATTGATACGGAACGAATGATTACATATCGTGAATTAAGTGGAGAAATGATGAATACCTACGTAAATGGAGACTATGAAGATCTGTATCTAAAACCTGGGAAAAATATGATTTCCGTTGTAGGAGCAGAAATGAAGATCATACCTAACTGGAGGTGTTTGTAATGATTCAGATTTATGATAAAAATACTATCAAACCTACGACAAATGGAAAAATGGTATTATTACCAAACTCGTGTAAGCTCCAGGCAACACTAAATGGAAGCTGGATCTTAAATATGAACCATCCGACGGATTCGGAAGGACGATGGAAATATATAGAGGAAGAGTCTATTTTGTCGGTACCTACTTTTGTTGGAAAAGGGCAATTATTCCGAGTGAATAAGCTGACAAAAAAGGATTACAGCATTGATGTAGTCGCATATCCGATATTTTTTGATGCTGCAAAAGAAGTTTTCCTCGAAGATGTAAGACCTACCATAAAAAATGGACAAGAAGCTCTTGATATTATGACTAGCGGAACAAATTTCGAGGGAAAATCGAATATCTCAACAAGCTCAACGGCATATTTTGAACGAAGAAATCTTCTCGATGCCATTTCTGGTTCAGATGAGCCTACATTTTTGCAAAGGTGGGGTGGAGAAATTCTTTATGATAATTATAAGATTATCATAAATGAAAGAGTGGGAGGAAATTATGGAGCAGAGATACGATATGGTAAGAATATAGATGGGATTACATATACAGTTGATATGTCAGATGTTGTTACCAGGATCGTTCCAGTGGCATATAATGGACGAACGATAAACGGAAATATATTTGTAGATTCCGAAAACATTAATAAATATGCCACAGTATATACAAAAGAAATTGTGTTTGAAGATGTCAAACTGAAACAGGATATACAAGGAGAACCTGACGAGAATGATATTGTATGTGAAAGCCAAAGTGATTTAGAAAAGGCATTAAAAAAGAAGTGTAAAGAACAATTTTTGGAAGGAATTGATTTGCCGGCCGTTTCAATAGAGATAAATATGATTAAGATATCAGATACGAATGAATACAGTGATGTAAAAGCAATCGAAATGATTGGTCTTGGAGATACGGTTAAATGCCGACATAAAAAACTGGATATTACAACAGAGGCTAGAGCAATTGAAATCGAATGGGATTGTATAAAAAACACTGTCTCATCTGTGAAATTAGGAGATACTGCACAGACGTATTTTGAAAAGGTGTCTTCAGCAGTTGATGCAATTAATAGCATTGTAAACAAACAATCAAAAACTGTCATGGCAGAAAAGATAAAAGGTGTACTTAATGCAATCAATACACAGCTAAGATATCAGAAAAATGTAGCACAGAAACAGGATGTAAGAGCAATTTTGTTTGAGGATACAGATAAAGAAAGTTCTACATACGGTGCAATGTGCTTGGGCACACAAGGCTTTCAGATTGCAAATACAAGAACCCAGGACGGAAGAGACTGGGATTGGAAGACAGCATTTACGGCTGAAGGCGGATATGCAGATACGCTTATATTAGGAATTCTTAGCGATAGGACAGGAAAAAACTTCTGGAATTTAAACACTGGAGAATTTCAGTTGGCCTCATCAGTATCAGTTGATGGCAAAGGAACTCTTAAAACATTAGCAGAAGATTCCTTAACGCAGGAACAGATATTTAATTTATTGACAAATAAGGGAGCGGTTAAGGGAATTTATAAGATAGGGAACGAACTTTATATAAATATGAGCTATATAAAAGCGGGGACAATGGCGCTGGGCGGTTCGCAAAATGATAAAGGTGTATTAGAAATTTATGATGAAAACGATAAATTGAAAGCAGTCATGAATAAGGAGGGCATACAGCACTACGATGCAGGCGAAACAGTACCATATCATTATAGAACGGAGCATTGTGAGCTACATTTAAAATACAGAGATTTCGCAGGGGGAGGCAAAGAAGTCTGTACTGCGACCGTGGAATTTATGTTCGCTGAAACTACATTATCAACAGAATTCTTAAATTACTGGATGAAATACGGCTCTAGTGCAATGAAGATAACAGCAAGTATAAAAAAAATTGATTCTCCAGGAGCACCAAGCTCAAGCGGAATCTATGCGCTTGGAACATTTGGGGTTGGAGACATCGAATTATATTTTGATGATATCAGAACCCCTTGCATAAAGGTAAATGTGGAGTGCTCATATATCAATTATGGATTCAATAATCTTTCTCCGCGTTATATCGCACCAAATCAACTTTATCTTGACGTAGATATTGTGTATTGAAAGAAGGTGAAAAAGTGAATAGTAATATTGTTTTTGCGGTTTTTGCTGGAAATAATACATCAGTCATAGCTAGCCATGCCTGGCAATACGATTATGGGCAGATACTGAGAATACAGGGGTTACATTTACCTGCTGCAGTTGAGGTACATTTTGCTATCGAGGACGAAGAAACGTCGACAACCAGGGTGGGAGTTACAACAAATGATATTACAGACGTTGTTATACCGGATAACTGCCTTGAGAATGCAGATACGATAGAAAGTTATAACCTGTACGCTTACATTTATTTAACAACAGATCAGGCAGGAGGGACAGGGTATAAAATTACAATCCCTGTTAAAACCCGTGCAAAACCGGAAACTTTTGATGGCCCAGAAGAGCAAGAACTTTTCAAAGAAGCAATCAAGGCGGTAAATAATTCGGCAAATAGTGCTACACAATCGGAAAAGGTCGCAGAAGCCTGGGCACATGGACATAAAGAGTTTCCTGATCAGGATAAAGATAATGCGGCATATTATGCAACACAAGCAAAAAATGCTGCTGCAAGCGTATCGGGCCGGGTTTCGGAAAGTAAGAAAGAAATTGATAACTATGTAAAAGAAAAAGAAGAGGTGTTAAAAGGCGAGACAGGAAATGTTTATTTCGCAGCGTTTAAGGTTGTAAATGGGAGGCTGATTATGTGTTCAGACCCAAATGTGGATAAGGTTTGCTTTCACAGAGAAGGTAGCCGATTAAAATACAGATTAGCCTTGTGAAAAAGGAGTGAGAAAAGATGTCAAGTACGGAAAACAACTATGTTAATACCGATTTGGGAAATGTCGCCTTAAATTCATGCGGAGAATATAATGCAGATTCTTCGTATGAATATCTTGATACGGTAAATTATGAGGGTGGGTCATATTTTTGTAAAGTAGAATTCCCTAAAAAAATTTCCGGAATCGCACCAAAAGCGGGAGTAAGTACAGAATTTTGGCAACTATTAACCATACCGGGAGACGCAACTTCAGAATATATTAAATTGCATGATGAAGTGGTTAATAAAGCGAAACAGGTTGAAACGAGCCGAGCAGCTGTAGAGCTGTCTCAGCAGGAAATCGAAGCCGCACAGGCAGATGTGAGCCAGATGCGGCAGGATACGCAAGAAGCAGCAGAAGAAGCAGCATCTAGCCGAGATAGTGCGGCGGGCTATGCTCAGTCGGCCGAAACAAGCAGAACGGCGGCTAAGAAGTCTGAGGATAATATTAATGCACAAGTGACAGAATTTGACACACATGTTGCAGAGAAAACGTCTGCGGCAGAAACAGCGATTACAGAAGCAAGACGAGCGGCAGTCAGCGCTGTATCTACAAAACAGGATAATGCCACGCAGGCTGTGACGGATGAAGGCAATAAGCAGATAAAAAAAGTAGAGGACACCGGAACAGAGCAGATTGGCAAGGCCAAAAGTGCAGGGGCAAGTGCAGTGAGTGCGACAGGTGCCGCTGGAGTGTCAGCGGTTAATGCAGTCAAAGCACAGCAAACTGCATCCATTAAAGCAATACAAGAAGCTGGTGAAAATGCTTTGCAAAACATCAGTAATGGTGTAGATAAGGGTTTATCCGAAGAAGGTAAAGCTGCAGATGCAAAGGCGACAGGAGAGGCGATAAGTAAGCTAACGGAAGATTTATCAAACAAAATTACAAAGTTCTATGCATCAAATCAGGGCGAAACCCATCTTGCCGATTCTGATAATGGCAAAATCATGGATATGATGCTATATGGCAAGTCAGAGCAGTTTACTACTATTGGAAAAAACCTCCTTAAAATTAAAGACGGTACACAAACACTACGAGGAGTAACTGTTACTGCGAATGATGGAGTAGTTGCATTGAAAGGAACCGCAGTAGAATCGGGATGGGCAATACTTGCCATTGATTCTTTTGTGTTAGATGGGACGTACATCCTTAGCTCTAATATTAGCAGTAATGTTAGCAGTAATGTTAGAGTAATAGTAGTGAACAAATCATTCAAATCTATTCTGAAAGAGGGCGAATCAGCTAATTTAGAAAATGCAGAGGCATCCAAAGTGTGTTTTACTGTTACAGAGGGCGAAACCTATGACATTTCTAATATTCTGATTCAGATAGAAAAAGGCTCTGTTGCCACTTCCTACGAACCTTACACCGGTGGTATTCCAAGCCCGAACCCGTCATATCCACAGGAGATTAAAAGTGTTGTAAATCCGATTGTAAAATTGTCAAACGAAGATGGAACACAATCTGAGACTGTCACTCTTCCATACACGTTAAACGCAATTCCAGTCTCAAGTGGTGGTAACGTTACAATCGACGGTCAACAGTATATTGCGGATTATGTAGATGTGGAGCGCGGGAAGCTGGTGAAGAGAGTGTATGAATATGTTTTTTCTGATGAAAGCCGTTGGAATGCTGCTGCAGATGGTGCACAGTATCTGGCATGGCGTGTAGGTGATAACCCCGGCATTATAGATAGCACATATGACAAAAAATGTCTATGTCCTTGCCTGATTGCAAACATTCTGAGTGCAACGAGAAAAGGTGAAAATTACATATCGACTCAATCCCTTGATGATACGTGTAGAGTCTGGGTTTCTGCTAATGTTGCAACAAGTAAATTAACAGGAGAAAAAGTATTTTTAGCGTTAATAGTTCCAGAAGAAATCTCCCTTACTCAGGAAGAAATTCGGGCATTCAAAGAATTAGCCGCCTACTACCCCGTGACCAATGTCAATGTCGCATCAGAGCAATTGAATGGATACACAGTATTTAACTATCCTGTTTCAATGAAAAATGGATGGAACTATGTAAAGCAGCAGTTAAATGACAACCGAGATTATATCTATGATATGGATTTGCAATCCACAGAAGCCTATGTCAACAGCGAATATGCAGTAGCATTAACAGAATTGGAGGTATGATTATGTTATATAGAACATTATTAAAACTTAAAGAAAGAAATGGACTTACAGATGATTTAAAAAATAAGATTGATGTGTTTTTTGCAGTTGGGAGAATCACGGAGGAACAGTACAATGAGCTGATGGATGTTAATAAGGAAGAAGAATCGAAAGCAGAAACTAACTAATTAACTAAAGAGGGCTTTAGTGAACCAAGATGTTCTGGCCGCAGGCTCACCGCCTGCGGCCAGATATAGAAATACTATTGCAAAATACAGCCCTGGAAAGCAAAATGGTACCTCAGAGGGTTTCCTGCATAGGAAAACCATGGCTCAATAAGGTATCCTTTTTAAATTTGCAGGGTATTCATGTAAATCAGAAGGTATCCTGTATATATACAATATAATATCCTATAAGAGGGGAGGTTTCCAAAAACCTCCCTTTGCTATGTTTTTTAGTCAGTATACTCGGAAATTAGTCAGATATCTGTAAATTAGTCAGAATACTGAACATATAAGGTTTTAGTCAGTATTCTGAAAAAGTTCCTCAGAAAAATCTCTCAGAAAAAAATATATCATACTAATTATAGAACAAAAAAATGGAGCTGAACTCCAAGACTACCAATCAAACAGTTCAGCTCCCTGCACACAAAGGTACGGGCATATTATAACATACACTCCTGCCTTTGTGTAGCCCGAAGGAGGAGTTTTTATGAGAGAACAATTTGTTAATGAGTTCATGGCAAAAGTAACTAATCTGATCTCAGATGCTGATTTAAACATCGTGTATAAGCAATTAATGATTCATGTCTCTGAGTATGATATCCGAAAGAAAAGTACAGAGGTAGCAATCTATGAAGGTTACCTTCCGGAGTGTTACGAGGTTTTCTTTGTAACAAGAAAAATCGAAGGCATGAGCATGAAATCCCTGGAACTTTACAACATGGTTTTGAGACATTTCTTCTACTGCCTGAACAAAAAGATTGAAAAAATAACAACAAACGATATCCGGGTATATCTGTATAAGGTCCAGCAGGAAAGACAGCTCAGTAACGCAACCTTGGATAGTAGACGCACGATAATACATTCATTCCTGGAGTGGGCGGCAAATGAGCAATACATAGGAAGCAACCCTTGCCGGAGCATCCGGCCAATCAAATATGAAAGACCGAAACGAAATCCTCTGACGGCGATAGAGCTAGAGATGCTTAGAAACACCTGCCAGACAATTCGAGATGCCGCGATCATAGAGTTTTTATATAGCACCGGTTGCCGCGTAACAGAGATGGAACGGGCAGATATTACAGATGTAGACTTTGTTAAAAAAGAAGTACTATTGTTCGGAAAAGGCAATAAACACAGAATCTCTTATATCAATGCCAGAGCTGAATTAGCATTGAAAAAATATTTAGAAATTAGAGAAGACGATAGTCCGGCATTATTTGTATCAGAAAGAAAGCCACATGGCAGGATTAAAAAGGCTGCAATAGAAAAGCGTGTGCGCCAATTAGGAGAAATGTCTCAGATAGGCAGGAGGGTATATCCTCACTTAATCCGGCATACAACGGCTACGGATGGGCTATTTAGAGGGATGCCAGTGGAAGAGGTACAGAAACTATTAGGACATGTAAATATTACAACAACAATGATATATGCGGAGGTGTCCGAAGAAAACACGAAAAATGATCATAAGAAATATATCGTATAAAGGAAAACAGCCCCTTTCGGAGCTGCTTTTAAAAATTATGAAAAAATAATAACCCAAGTGAAAGGTTATAAATTAATAATATCATATTTTTATTTATACACCACAGAGATAATTGTCTTTGTGGTGTATTTTTTCGCTCTCTAGGAGGTGGTTAAGATGAGAGTAAAAGCAAACAAAAACAAGAAAACAAAAAAGAAATATCCGTATCGTATTTATTTGGATAACGGAAGACAGATTCCGGTGCCAAGCCAGTACAATTTCAAATCTTCGTTCATCAGAACTCATGGGTGTAGTCTCGTAGCGTTTTACATGGCTTTGAGATTTCGAGGTATCAAGAAAAATATGCAGCAGTGCTTAAACTTCGCAAGAAAGAAATTGAAATGCGGAGCAAAGTATCCGCTTACGGAAATTTGCAAGGGCATTAATTTTATTTGCCCAGGCAAGCCAGCGACGTATTATAAGTCTTTGACAAATGCTCAACTGGAAGCAAAGCTGCGAAAGGGGTACATGGTACTGTTTGAAGAGGGCAATCCGATTCATACTGTGGTCCTGCTCAAAGATAATAAGACGGGAAAGGTGTGGAGATTCTCGGACGGAAAAAAGAACGTAACAACAGTTGAAAAAGAAAATAAGAAAAAGTGTACAAACGAAAAGTACAGAGGAATAGTAGTTGTAAAGTAGGAGGAATGGAGATGGATGCTATTATGTTACCTTTATTAACTTGTTTATTTATTGTGTTTGATTCAATCAGTGGGAATATTTCTGCTTGTGCTAATCATATCTGGAAATCATCAATAATGAGAAAAGGACTGTATCACAAGTTTGGTTCGATTATGCTCGTTGCTCTTGCTTATTTGATTGATTATGCTCAAAAATTTGTAGACCTCGGTTTTCGGGTCCCAATTGCAGCAGGAGTATGTGTCTACATCATCCTGATGGAATTAGGCAGCATTATTGAAAATATCGGAAAAATTAATCCGGATTTATTACCGGCACAGATTCGCAAAATCATTGGATTAGACAGAAAAGAGGAATGATAATATGAGAAAATTAGCTGATGTATCGAGTTATAATGGAGTTGTGGACTGGAAAAAAGCGAAATCATACGGATGTCAGGGAGCTATCCTGAAAATCATCAGAAAAGACCTGAACAGAGATAAAAAGTTCAACGAGAATTTTGTAGCTTGCAATGAGAATGAAATCGGCTGGGGAGTATATAATTATTCCTATGCTACAACAGCCACAAAAGCTAAATCCGATATGAAATTGGTCTGTGATATCTTAGATAAGATAGATAAAACCCATTTTGTCTATGGCGTGTGGTTTGACCTGGAGGACAAAGCCCAGGCAGCCTTAAGTAAGACAAAGATCGCCGAGATTATTAATGCAGCACAGCAGGTTGTAGAGAGTCGAGGATATACTTTTGGAGTTTATACCGGGAAAAGTTATTACGAAGAGCATGTTGACCGGAAACAGGTTAAGTGTCAGAATTGGTGGATTGCCCGTTATTATCGTGGGGACGCTCGTATGCAGATTGCTACGGATCCTAATGAAAAGTATAAACCTACCATGGCTAATATTGCATGGCAGTATACTTCGAAAGGGAGATTTCCAAAAATAATCTCAAGCGGCAATTCTGGCAATTTTGATTTGAACGTACTCTACAAAGAACCAGTTGCAAAAAAAGTTGAAGAAAATACAAAGAAACCTGTTAAGAAAAAGACCGTATATTATCCGAAATATAAAGGCAAGTCGAAATCACTTGTGGATGCACTGAAATCATTAGATATTAACTCTAGTAAGAGTAATAGAAAAAAGGTTGCGAACTTAAACGGAATCAAAAACTATAGTGGTACTGCTTCACAGAACACAAAGTTGCTTAATTTATTAAAACGAGGTAAACTTATTAAGTGTAAATAAACTATTTGAAGTGAAGAAAGCAGTTCAAAGGTGGCAATGCCACCCATTTGCCACCGAGTCAATATGGCTAGATAATACTTATAGAAACTAAAATACTAAACAAGTTGAAAAAAGTAGTATTTTAGCTAGTAAATGAGTCTTTAAAAAGCTATTGAAAACTTTGCTTGAACATAAGTAACAAACGGTGCATGTTGAGACGGTTGTTCTTTTGTCCCAACAAAAACCAGATGACACGATAGAGATCGACTTAGACCTGGACGAGCTGGATGCCACCAGTGCCGAGTTGAAAGCAACCTATCAGGAAATCAAAGA